GCCGAGCTGTATTTCATTATAGGTTGCACCGTCAGTAATGCTCAACGTTGATGGAAACGGTAAATGAATTAGTCCATCTGCAATTGGGGCATTACGCTCCATTGCTTGAAAGCGCACAATCGGTTTACCCGCACCATAAATGGGCGTTCCAGCTGTAGATATTATGGCTAAATCTTCGGGAAAGTTAAACATATACTTATTTATTCTTTTGAATTGATAATTTGCTATCAGACCAAACTTTCTTAGCATCAGCACCAACGAATTTATGTGTTGGAAGAAATAATGAAACTTCCCAATATGGCGCAGGAATTTCGGCTATACGCGATTTAACGTGTTTAATTAGATAGCGTTTAAGTGTAGGTCTAAATGAACGGAACTGTCGAACTGAATCAAGTATATCATATGAAATCTTTAACTTTGAATTCTCGTTTAGATCATCACCGCTTTTTATTAGTAGTCTTTTTTGTAGGTTATCTAAAAGAACCGCGCGTTGCATTGAATTCAAATAATGCAAATTCAAGCCATAGAATCCTTTACTATCACCTACAGCAACAACGTCAACTAAAATAATTAACGGATAACGATCCCAATATGGTAGTGTTGCTTGATGCTTTGCGGAATACTCAAAGGTATACATTTTTCCGATTCTTGGTCGAGAACGCTGTGTTGTTTCGGAATCGCGAATGAGTTGCTTGCCAGTTGCATCTAGTTCACCTGCACGCACCATATCTAAAAACCATTTTCGGCTTTCATACGTTCTCTGTGGAATGTTTTGCGCCAAAAACTCGTCTTGATATCGTTTTAGAAGTGAATCCATATAAGTTCTATTTATTGTACATTTGGATAGACATAGAAGATCATTCTAAGCCATTTCACTGGCATATAATGGGGTTATATGGATTAAAGTGAAAGGGCAATCAAAGTACTTTGATTCCAAGATTGCGAAGAGTATTTTCCGTCCATACCTGAAATGTCCAGCCTCGAAGCAAACAGTATTCCGATGCCGCTTCCCACTTTGACACATTCTTTGCGTATGTCATGACTTCGGCGATAAAGCGAGATTCCTTTTTACCCTGCTTACGCTTTGGTTGTATTGTTTGTGATTCGGGTTTGACTTCAATGCATAAAATCTTTTGACCGATTTTTATTTGAAAGTCTACGAAATAACGGTGTATTCTGTTATCGGTTGCACACCGGTATGGTATCACGATTGATTCGGAATTCCACCATTCAACGCTTGTGTTTTCATCAAGCCATTTCATAAGACAGCGTTCCCACATTGAACGATAAACTACATCGGTAGGATTGCCCTTATACTTACTTATATTCTTAACGCGGTATTTACCTTTATATGTCATATAAATACTTATACATATGTCAATAGAAACACTTAAGTCATTAGTATCTAAAGCCGGTGGTTACGCACGGTCAAACCGCTTTTCACTTAGTATCGGCCCAAGTCGAGCATCAAACAGCGTATTAAATGAAGCTTCAACATTTTTCTGCGAATCGGTTTCAATTCCTGGAAAAGATATAACCACGTTTGAATACTCGTTTAATGCAATGCGAAACACCGTAAAGTATGCGAATGGGTATACGTTTCCTGATGTGACGTGTACATTTAACTTAACAAACGACTATCGGGTGAAAAAGTTTTTCGACAGTTGGTTAAAACTTATAGTGGCAAATGATTATACTATACGATACGCATCTGATTATGAACGCTCAGTGGTGATTACACAGTTAAATCAACAGAATGAACAAGTATATCAGGTTGAATTGCTTAATGCATTTCCTACATCACTTAGTTCAATTGACCTAAGTAATTCAACCACCGATGACATATCAAAATTTAGTGTAACATTAACGTATATAGATTACATTATCATAACATAAATTGATTGGAGTTAAATATCATGGCCTTACCTATTCTAGAAGTTTCAAAGTATGAAACAATCGTACCATCAACCGGAAAACGGATTCAATACCGTCCCTTCTTGGTTAAAGAAGAAAAGATTCTACTGATTGCACAAGAATCAAAAAGTTCTGAAGCAATCCTACAAGCATTAAAAGATATCGTAAATGCTTGCACATTTGAAAAACTAAATGTCGATCAACTTGCAACATACGACCTCGAGTATATTTTCTTACAGCTTCGAGCAAAAAGCGTAGGAGAAAATACCAACGTAGAAGTTAAATGTGAAGAATGTAAAGTTGCAAATTCAATCAGTATCGATTTAACAAAGGTAAAGGTAGTACAATCTACCGAAAAGGTTGAATCGAAAATTCAGTTAACAGACGAGATCGGAATCACGGTTAGACCTATTCCTGTAAAGGAAATCAACAATCTGTCAGATAAACCTGAAGACTTCGTAAAGATGATCGGGATCTGCATTGAAGCCATCTATGATTCAAACAAGATCTATAATCGCGAAGACATTACCGAAAAGGAAATGATTACGTTCGTTGAATCCCTATCTCGCAAGCAGGTTGAAAAGATTGAACGGTTTATTTCAAATCAACCAAAGCTTAGTCACAAAGAAACCTTTACGTGTATTAACTGCAAGAAAAAGAATACAATTATAATTGAAGGACTGCAGAGTTTTTTCAGTTAGCCCTTTCACATGATAGTATTGGTAATCATTACAAAGTTAACTTTGCGATGATGCAACACCATAAATATAGTTTAACTGAACTTGATATGATGCTTCCGTGGGAAAGGGAAATCTACGTTGCTCTTTTATCACAATACATAAAAGAAGAAAACGAAAGAATAAGACAGCAAGAAGCAAAACATGGCCGACACCGCAAATAGTAGTTTAACTGAAGTAATTGATAAACTGAATGCCGTTAATGTTAATGAGGCAAAGGACGTTAACATTACTGCAAAATCAGTTGCTGGTGCTACGCGTCCAATACAGACTGCGGCACAACCACCGCCTTTACCGCAATTGGCTCCTGCTGTACCTACTAAAACAAATTTAGATTTGTCGACATTTTTTGGAAAAACAAAAGAAAACTTAATGTTAGCTTTATCATTTTTGCGATTAAAGCTAAAAATGCTTGGTTTAATTCGTAAATCATTACCAACAAAACTAAACATTTCAAAGGAAGTAAGTGTCAGTAATGTAATGGGTCAACCTGAATCTGTTAAAAAGGTTACATCCATTCCATATACAGCAATACAACTTAAATTACTTTCACGTATTTCAAAAGTACTTCCAAAGAAGTTTAATTTTGACCGTTCCGTTTCAATCGGTAATTTACTTTCGCAGAAAAAGGAAATCGGTTTTATTTCTGGATTGCGATTTGAAAAACTGCAATTTAGACTTTTATCACGAATCGAAAAGGCACTACCGAAAAGGTTTTCATTCCAAAAACAAATTACGCTTGGCGATATATTTGGCGAAACACCTAAACTCGGTTTGTTTTCACGCTTACAATTATTCAAACTACGTTCATATATATTATCTGAAATACAAAAAGCCGTTAAGAATAGTCTAAGAACTACAACCGGCGGTTCAAATGATCGATCGGCCGCAGGTAAAGGTATTGCTACTATCGGCGAAGGTCTTGGCAAAGGAATAAAAGGATTAGGTTCAGGTGTAGGAAAAGGTCTTGAACTAATTCTGACAGGATTAGCCAAAGGTCTAAAACAATTATCAAATCCACGTCTTCTAATTGGCACTGCGGTAATTGCTGCAATTGGTGGTGCACTTTGGGTATCTGCAAAGGCATTCAAGGAATTCGGTTCTAACATCGATTGGAAAAATGTCTTTATTGGTATTGGTGCACTTGCACTAGTAGCAGTTGGATTAAAACTACTTGGAAAAGCTGCTGGTCAAATACTAATTGGTTCACTAGCACTATTAGCAATATCCGGTGCATTCTATGTAGCAGCAAAAGCATTCCAACAGTTTGCCGACATTAGTTGGAAAGACGTGTTTATTGGCATCGGTGCACTTACACTTGTCGGCGTTGTAGCGGCAGCAGCTGGAGCATTTGCTCCACTTATTCTGTTGGGTTCATTAGCACTTGCTGCACTCGGTGTAGCATTGATTCCAGTAGCATATGCATTCAAATTATTTGGTGAAGCTGCGATACCATTTGCAAATGCTTTTGGAATTGTAGGTGAAGCAATTGGCAAAATCATCGGAGTGATTGGTGATACGATTGTCAAAGTACTAGATTCAATCACCAATACTATTGAAAGACTATCTGCAATTGGAAGTGAAGGTCTAATTGGTACCGCAGCAGGAATAGGCGCACTTGGCATTGCATTGGCTACCTTTGGCGCAGGTTCATTCATTGGTTCACTTTTAAGTTTCTTTTCAAAGGATCCAGTAAAGGACTTTGAACGATTTGGCGCAGTTGCTCCTAATCTTGAAATCGCAGGTAATGCAATTGAAAAGCTTACCAAATCATTAAACACATTTGACTTTGGTTTACTTAAAAAGCTTGGAAGCAATCTACTCGACCTTGGTCAAACTATTGCCAAGGATAATATCCTAAGTTCATTTACACAGTTATCAGGTATTGCTGACATCTTTAAAACAGTATCAGATAGTGCAACTACATTTACAAATGCACTTAAGTCAATGATTGATCTTGTATCAACCGATGATGGTGGAATAGATCTCCTGATTGAAAAGCTATATCAACTTGGTGATGCATTAAGTTCCGTTTCAAATCTAAGCAACATTGGTACAACGATTGTTCCACAATTACAGAGTGCTGCTCTTACTCCTACAAGTGCAATGGATATTACACCATTGAAAGCGAATACTTCAGGTGAAGCATTACACTATGAAACTATGCTAACTCAGTCTGCAAAGGAAGATGCAGCGAATAGTGCAGCATCCGTTATGATTGGTGGTTCAACAAGCAATGTTAAGACACAGAATACCGTAAACAATTCTAACGTGACATATAACACAACCGACGCGTTTGATAATACACAGCTTCGTGTTCTACGAAACTATATGTTCTAAGCAAAAAATACCCCCGACGAATCGGGGGTACTAAAACTCACCTTATAGTTTTAATCCTTGGCTAGTCGCTCAAAGAACGACATAGTTGCTTCGTCTTCGTCTTCATCATTGAAGACTTTCTTTTCATTTGGCGCAGGCTTGCTTGGGGCAGAATCTTCTTCATCCTCATCGTAGTCGGCAACAGGTGCTTTAGGTGTAGGTAGCTTAGCTTCCTTTACCGCTTCCTTTACGTTTTCAGTTGTACCAATAACCTCGCGAAGTTTCATTGATAACTGCTCGTACGACTTGAACTGAGATGGGTCTGTGAATTCCTCTAGACCATGGATTGATTCATAGATGCCCTTAAGCTTGTCATCACTACCACCAAGTAATGCTGACGGTGAATCAAACTCGGACTTGTCATAGTTGCGATAGCCTTCAACCTGACGAATCTTGAGCTTGAAGTTTGCACCTTCCCATAGGTCAAACGGATTCACTGGCTTCTCATCCTGAAACTCAGGCTGCATTACATCCATAATCTTGTTAAAGATTTTCTTTCCGTATTGGAAAAGAAAAACCTTTCCTTCATTCTGTGGATTTGCAGGGTCGGCAACGACATAGACGTTGGAAACATAATGCAACCGACGCTTACGTGCACGAGCAATTTCCTTGTCTTCTTCGCGACCAGAATTCCATAACTGAATATTCAGTTCGGAGACTGGGTCAGGCTGACCAATTGAAGTCAATGACTTTTCGATGTACCAACGGCCTGTTGGGCCTTTGAATCCGTGGTCCCAATACTGAGCCCATGGAACCTTTGTTTCATCCTTAGCAGGAAGAAAACGAAGTACAGCATATCCATTACCAGACTTGTCAACCGCAGGTTTCCAATAACGGCTGTCTTCGCCCTTTCCACCACCACCTCCAGACTTTTCAGCCTCGGTGATAAGCTTCGTGATTACGGATAGTCTATTCTTCTTTAATGACTCGAATGACATATGTATGTATCTCTCTTTCTTTGTATTGCAGTGTATGTTTGTTTGTTTTACGCCTCAGAAACTAAGGAGCAATTGTTATTATATCTATAATGCTTAGGTTTGTAAACCACTAAAATGGTTTATGATAATTTTCTTTGCCTTAGCACAGTCAATATCACGCCGAACAAAATCCGCCGACTTCTTAATCTTAAGGCTTACCTCAGGCCAAAGCATCGTGTCATTCACCTTTATGTGGTCAACAAAATTCGTCAAGTGGTTTAGAATTACCACCGTCTCGAACATTAGAATGCCCTCCAAATGATTCTTCACTATGATTGGTATATTCCCATTGGCCGAAGTCAAAAGATGATCTAAGGGCATCCTAGTGACTTTAGACATGTCAGCCTTTAACAAGTAGCCAAAGCTTTGAATCCTCTTCGTGTAGTCGGTATACGGTTGGTCTGTCATGTTGCCAACCCATGACATACAATCACCAAAGACACAATTAGCAAATGCAAATCGCCGTATTGCGTCTTCGGTGTTATATCTCTCAGCAATCTTGTGAAAAAGATACTTCTCGCGTTTAGCTTCAAATACCTTTGGCATCAGGTTCTTTGCTTTGAAGTTAAACTTGAAAGCATCAAACCTTGGTTGCTGAAAGTGCATTTTTGTTGCGACGGATATTCTCCATGCATCAAATGCCGTCATATACAATCTTGAATAAGCTTATTTGACTTTGGCGCATCCGTATCACGAATGCTATGATTTGATATTGACTCAAGACGTAATCGTTCTCGGAGAGAACCAGTCACAATCGGACTGATGTCTTCAGGTTCAATTGAGTGTCTTTCACAAATCTCCAGAATTGCTTCAGTATATGTGAAGCCGCTATGAATTACGCAGTCATAGATCTGCTGGATGAGTTCATTCTTTTTAAGATTAAGACCTAAGTCATTCTCGATAGAGTTAAGCATCATAGGTCTTTTTCCTTTTAGTCTTGAATGCATTCACGAACGCTGGCAAGTCTACACCACTAGGTTGTGCAACAAGGATGCAATCATAATGTTCGGGATTATCCTTTTCATACGCGCATACATCCCAAACGTTGGTGAACAGATTATGTTGTGCAACACATGTGATATGCGGTTCATCGTATTGATACGTGACATGGGTGTCATTACGCACTATAGGTGTAAATCCAAAGTTTATTGCCTTTGAAACACACGAGTCTAGCACGTCCTTAGCAATTTCAACTCTATTCATTGGTTGATTCAACGACGACAGTCTGACGCTTCTTTGACTTGCCCGGATGATTTGATGCTCCAGCCTTCACTGGCACTGGATTTGCATCTACAAATGCCGCATCTTTTCCACCGATAGTTCCGTTATTCCCGCACTGATTGCAGACGTAAAGACCATCCGCACGTTTGTATGGCATGTGAGTTTCAGAACCCAAATGACATTTGTTGCACCACATATATGTATTCTTTCTGTTGTTTGTTTTGTTTACCGACCAATGTAAAACACATGCTTTTCAATGGTCACAGTCTTGGTGAATGATGCAGACCAGTATGGAGTAACTCGTGTC